CCTAGCTCGGCCGAACTTTTCACTTCGTAAACGTGCGCCACCTTCTTCAGCATGTAGCCGGTCTGGTCCGCAGGGCGAACGACGAAGGAGATGTCGAAGAAGAGCGGGGCGGGGTTCAGCGCCGCAGCGCGGAGCCCACCAGGCGTAACCTGCCGGAGGTTGAATTTGAGGTGATCGCAGTACTGTGCTCGCGTAGGCGCACGATGCCCGCAGATGTTACAGACGTCGTACTTGATCCGGCAACCCATCGAGACAGCCGGGTATTCGCCATCGGCGATACGCTCGACGATGTCGGGGGCCTTCTCGTTGTCCACGCCGAGCAGGAGCTCGACGCGGTGCATGTAGGGGTTCCAGAACGCCTTGAGAACGTCGCCGAAGTTCTTGTTCGGGTCTTTGTTTACGTGGTGCTTGAACACCGTGGCGTTCGTCTCGAAGGTCCGGTAATGCTGAGGCAGCGTCTCCGCGGAGGTGACCCACGCATCGCCTGCGGTGCAGCAGCCACAGGTCGGGCGTACACCAGGGCGATAGGCGTGCTCGTTGAAACCGTCGCCGTTGCGGTTGCAGTCGTAGGTTTCGTACGCGCCGAGCGCGAGCACCAGGACGATGCTCTTGCCCGGACGCGGCGTGACAGACTTGATGTATTCCGACGCCTCGCTCGCCGTCTTCGACGTCACACGCTCCCGCAGGGGGCGACCGTCGGCGCCCCACAACAGAATCGGCTGGACCGTCGCTTCGCCGGTCGGGAAGTGTTCGTCGAGCTGGTAAACCTTACGCATGACGCTCCCGTGCGACACGCTTCATCGCTGGATGGGGATCAGTTGGTGCGTACGCAAGGCACTGGAGCGTCACTGGAGGAGGCCCCGCATCAGGCTGACCGCGTACTCGCGGCCGAGCAGCTGGATGCCTCGAAGGTGAACGAGGCCCTCGTAGTCGTCAGCGGCAGCAGCCTTCTCGAGCTGTTCAGTAAGGACATCATCGACGAAAGCGGCGGTCGTAAGCTTTGTCGCAAGATCCGCGACTGTATCCGGCGACGCAGCGACCTTCTCGCCGAGGGCGGTGTGCGTATTGCGGATGTCGAGGAGGAGACACGCGACCTTAGCCGCACTCGCTTCTTTACCGCGTAAACCACCGGGGAAACCCAGTGCCTCCGACGCCCGCTTCAGTCGACGGAAGAGGCCGTCACACATCTCGGAGTGACGCACCTGTACAGCCGCGGATGTGGAAGCATCGATCTCGCCGGCAACCTTCTCGAGGTTGTCGGTGTGGCGAAGGGTCTTCCAAACGTGTGCGTAGAGCGGGTTCACGCCTGACCCCCGAGATCCTTGAGTGCCTGGAGCCCCGCCTGGATGATACGACGCTCTGCGCGCTGCATGGCGATCTTCATCCCGAGGTGCATGAGCAGGGTTCTCTCGCTGTCGTCCTGGAGTCCGTACATCTGCGCCGCTAGCTTGGGGAAGCCGCCGGTGTTCACGATCTCCCGGAGCTGCGGGCTGACAAGCTTCTCGAAGTCAATCTGCATTTCAGTGCCTCCGGCCCTTCGCGGCGTTTTCCGTCTCGACCAGATTCTTGATGGTAGCGTAGTTCGGACCTGTACCGCTCAGGACACACTCACGAAGAAAAGATCGAGCCGCGTTCGGGTCCAGAGAGATGGTCGGCGCGAACCGAACCATCGTGGCGTACGCCTCCAAGACCAACTCCTTGCCGTGCGGCTGCCGAGAAACGGCGTCACTGATGACGGGGTCGGTCCTGATGAGGCTCTCGACGAGCTGCTTCCGGCGAGGGTCTGTGACCAGCGTCTGCTTCAGCTTGTCGTACAGGCCCCCGATACCACCGAAGGCCGCGTCGAGCACGCCCTTTCCGATACCGGCGCCAATCCCAGACGCGAAGCTATCGATGCCCTTGTCCCGAATCGTGCTTCCGACGTCTGCCCAGCTGGCGGTGTTGACCAGCGTGGCCTTCTTCACGAGGAACTCGTCGAGGCTCGCCGTCACGTGGCGACCTGGGTCTCGGTAGGCGTTCATCAATTCTTCCTCGCGCTTCTGCTGTGTCGAGTAGTAGGCACCTGCAAGTATAGGCGTGGCGAGGGCGGCACCAACGCCAAACCGCATGAGCGCCGGATTCTTGTCCAGGTACTTCCCCACGTTCCTCGCGCCGCGCATCAGCGCGGGGCCTGCGGTGGAGGGCCGCACGGCCGCGCTTCCGACACGCTTTGCGGTATCCCACGCGGCACGGCCCATTTGCGCCGCATGCGGTAGTTCGTCCACAACGCCCATTCCACGACGTAGAGCTCTGGCGACGTCTTCCGATCCAGGAGACCGGTTGAGATCGCGAAGAACGTCCTGCGGGTCGAAGGGCCATGCAACCTTCTCCACCTCGGAGAGGTATGCCTTCACGATCTTGTTGCGCATGCTTTCACCGCCCTAGTGCAGGCATGTTCTTGTCGATCCACTCGAGACCGCACCCGAAGCGAACGTAGTCCTCGCGCGCCTGCTTGGCCTGCTCGAGGACGGAGAGTTCCTTCGTGGCGTCGGCTACGTGGCGCTCACACAGCGACGCGACCTTCTCAGGGTCCGGGTTCGGCGCAGGCATCCGGAGGTTCTCGCGCAGGAGGGTAAGCTCCGGTACGATGTCCATCCCGTAGACGGCGTAGGCGTCCTTCTCGAAGTCGGTGTACACCGGGCCGTACCCAGCGGGACGCCGGAACACCTGCGTGAGCTCTGCGAGCTTTGTCTCCCACCGGTGCGCGGCACCGAGCTGCTCGATCTCGAACTCCGACGCGAGCTTGCGCAGAGCAAGCACGGTCATGTCCGGGCGGAGCGGCCGTTCGGGGACGTCATCGTACGCAGCAACTTTCTCCGCCGCATCGAATTCACGGCCGAGGCGCTTCGCGCGCATCATGTCAGGTACGGCGGTGTACGCCGCCAGCTTGTCGTTGTGAATATTCGCGCTCTGCGGGGGCTCCTCGTCGACGATGCGCCGAATCACGGCTTCCGGATCCCCCGTCTCGAATTCGACCATCTTGTCGCCGTCATCCTTCGCCTTGAAGAGCTCCTGGAACGCGGCCACGTTCGCAAGCCTCGTAAGTGTGCGGATCTCGTCCGGGTTGAGGCAGTTTTCGCGAGCCACCTTCTCGGCGAGGTCATTGATGCTGCGCTTCGAGGCAGCGTGGGCGACAGCGATCTCATTCGCGCGCCGAATATATTCGTTCTCGTTCCAGTTCGGCATCGCCGTCTCCTTAGTGAAGGATCTCTTCGAGGGGTACCGGAGCCTGCTCAGGGGTCAGCGTTTCATCCCGCTGCTCAAGCGCGATCTCAAGCTCGTTTACCGCCGACTTAGTTGTCTGGGGGTCAATCTTCTCAAGCAACACCGCGTTGTTGATCGATACGCCCCACCACTTCAACGCCTCCTTAGACATGCCGCTAGTCAAGGAGTTGCCCTTGTGGGCCATACCGCGGAAGAAAGCATCTTCCATGGTACGGCGTACGACGAGACGGTTGTCGATCTGGTTCGTAGCGCCGTAAAGCCAGTGTAGGTAGGGCTGGCCCACCTGAACCGCGGTACGGACGATCTCTTTAGCGTAATCGCTTCCGTTGTAAGACGCGGCGTAACTCCAGACGTCAAGCTTGTTGCGGAACACCTGCATATCGAGAAACAGGTGACCGTAAGCAGCGAGCACATCCTGGGGGATCTCGAGAAGGGACGACGTAGTCTGGACGTCTGTCCGCGCAAGGAAAAAGGCGTCAATGACGGCCCTGTGCTCGGGGTGCGTATACAGGTCGTGTGCGTACGCGACGTCCGACCGAGAGCACGTACGCCCGCTAAAAATCTCGGCGAGGGCGGCCATCCGGGGGTCGCCAATCTCGACGCCCCCCGACAGCGCTTCCTTCACCGCCAGGTACCGGTGGTTAGGCGGCAGCATCGTTACTCCTGGTACGACGGATCGTTCTTTCCGGGCATCACGAGAGTGTTCTGGTTGATCTTCAAAATCAAGTCACCCAGACCCTTGAACGTGGTGCGCAGGTTGTCTTCGATAGCGACGAAGGTCTCGTTGCCGATAGACCCCTTGATGTTCGTCTCATCCATCCAGAGGGTGAGAAGAACCCGCCCGATGTTGTCGAGCGATTTCTCAAGGTTCGGCAGATACGCGCCGACCATATCCTTGAGCGCCGGGGACTGGGCCATAGACGCGAGGGCTGCGGCGTCAAAGGCCCCCGCGTCCTGGAGGGACCCTGCCTGCTCCATGAACTGCGGGTTCACCTGCTGCACGAGGCTCTCGACGGAGCCGTCGTCGGCGTTCATCATCGCCTGCGGCATCTCGCCCTGCTGCGCCTGCGACGGGTCCATCGTCGGCTGACCCATGCCGGCAGCCTGGGCGCCACCCCCCTGTGCCATCGCCATCTGATTAGGGGCTCCGCCACCCATCGGTTGCTGGACCGGGGCGCCCGCCCCCATCATCGACGGGTCCATCGGACCACCCATGGCCGCCGCAGCCGCAGCGGGTGCCGCCGCCGCGCCGCCGCCACCTGCAATCATGTTGGCCCGCTGCTGGACCGTCATGAGCAGCTGCTGCATCTGTGTGAGCGCCTGCGCCTGCTGCTGGAGGTTCTGGATCTGCTCCGCGACAGCCATGTCTACGGGCGAGGGTCCCTGCGGCTGCGACATCTGCGCCGCCATAACCTGATCCATCGCCTGCTGTGCGGGATCAGCGGAACCGCCTTCACCCGAGCTAGCCTGCTCCTCACCCGCCGCTACCTTCAGGTACGCCGCCACCTTGGTGTACTTCTCAGGGGAGAGAACCCAGAACTCGGCGCGCCCGTCGTTTGTAGCCTGGTCGAGGAGGGTTTCCGCTTCGTCGACGGCGATCCCCTTCTCGCCTGCGATCTTACGAAGGGCGCCGACGTAGTCGTACTCCTGGCGGTCGATGACGTAGCCGCGGAAGGAGCCGGGCTGATGGACGATGACCTTCTCAGCGCCCTCCTTCACCAGACCCTCCAGCGTCCAGTGGAGGACATCCTTGGGCTCGGTCAGAAGATCGCCTGCAACGAGCTCGCCGCTAGTAGGCAGGAACACGTAGTCGGACGGAAGGTAGGCGATGTTGCTACCCACCGGTACCATGAGCTTGCTGATCGGTGAGCCGGGGTCGGTGACGAGCGTGCGCTTGTCCCAGCCGGAGGACACCTCGATTCGCCGCACACCGCCGGCGTCCGTCGAGATGGACTCGATCTTCACAGGCGTGGTCGCCACGAAGCTCGCACCGCGCTTCTGAACGAAGATGCCCGTCTGGCCCTTCCGCGGGCCAGCAGCGGCGCCATCCCCGACGGTCTTCTTGTAGACTGCCGACCCCTCGAGATGGTCGATCGATACGGGCTGCCCCACCAGCTTTGTCGACTGGAGCAGTTTGCCGTCTTCGGTGACACCTACGTACCGATCGACGTGAACCTCGTCGCGGTAGCCGTCGAGACCGGGGACGCGATAATGCGCCCCGTGCCCGCGGTTCGGGTTCGCAGGTGCACTATCGACCTTGACGAACCGGATGTTTCGAGCGGGGGCCGGGTTGCCCGCGGTGTTCTTGAAGAGGTTTACCGGGTTACCGATGACGAGCGCGATCACGGGCTTGCCGTCGGACTTCCAGAGCTTGTACGCTCCCGCGTCCTTAGGCTCCTGGAGGTCACGGAAGGTCTGGACCTGCACCGCCCGGTTCCGTGTGGTGCGACTGTCTTCGGCGTAGTAGCCCTTGCGAGCGACGCCGCTGAACGCCACCGGCGCCTTTTCCCCGAAGAGACTCTTGAACTCACCGGGGCTTGTGTTCTTGTCTGCGATGTACAGCGCGCCGGTGGGCGAAAGCTTACCGCTGTAGTCCGCCAGCTTTTCTTCATGCCACGTCAGTGCGTCAACGAGAGGCTTTTCACCGTAGAAGAACACAGCCTGCTTGAGTAGGCGCGGGGTCGTCTCGAACAGGCGCGCGGTGGCCGACTTCACGCGGTTCGGCGCCTTGGAGAGGAAGTCGAGGAAGGCCAGCTTGGCCTCGGACGACTCACGGCGAGCTTCCTCAAAAACCTGCGCTACGCCTGCGCTATGGTCGGTCGCGTAGCTGTACCGCCCCGTCGTGGGGGGCACGACCGTGTTGCGGATGTCTACATCGGTCGACAGGGTTTCGGGTGCCTGAACACCGCGCCCGAGCTCACCGAGCGACATCTTGTCCAGCTCCTCGAGCCACTCCTTGCTGAGCGGGAGGAAGATGTTCAGGTCCTTGAAATACAAGACGTCGAGCGGCTTGATCTGGTTCTCCGCCATGATGACGGGGATGTAGATCGTCTGGCCGCGGCGCAGCACGACGAACGCGCCAACGCCAGACCCCTCCTCGGGGTCGCTATCGAGAATCTTGAACGTGGCCACATCGCCACTGACGTTAGGGAGCTTGTTTACGAGGACGCTGTACGCCATCTGGGTAAGGCCCTGATCGAAAAGGGTCTTACCCTGGTCGCTCGGCACCCCGGGGGCCGCGAGAGCCTGCGTGCGAGGGGACAGGGACATGATCGAAACTCCTCGGAGTGTTTTTACGCCGTAAACCAAAAAGGCCGTCGGGCAGTTGAGCCCAACGGCCTTGCTGGGCCAGCGGAGGTGGCCGGGCTTTGTTAGTTTAGCGCGCCGCGCTAGCGATGCGCTCCATCTCCGCGATGAGGCTCGAGGAGGTCTTCTCGCCCTTCTCCTTCGCCTCGTCACCCTTCATCGACTGCACCATCTCTGCGATGTCGCCCGCCTTCTTCTGGTCGACCGCAACCTTCGCATAGAGCGAATCGAGGATGGCCTGGCGGCCGTCGCGATCGTGACCCATCATCGAGCGGACCGCGGCAAGCTTCTCTTCACCAGTGAGCGTGGCCGGCAGGTAGGGGCCCACGTCCGCAGCGGTCTTGCGGAAGAGCTCCATGAAGAGCTCATCCTCCGATGCGGCCTTCGACGCCTGGATAACCGAGTTGGTGCCGCCGGGCGAGTTGGCCGGCGCCTCGGGGTGCTTCTTCTCGACGCCGACACGCGCGGCCTGCGGCTCCGAGAAATTGGCACCGCCGGGGCTCACCCGGTACGCGTTCTCCGGGCGCTGCTTGGCATCGAGCGCGCCAACCTCTGTGGTCTGAGCGGCCTGCGCAAAGGTGTTACCCTTGTCACCCCCCTGGATCAGAGCGCCTGCGATCTTACGAACGGCCTCACGCATAGCGGCTGCCTTCGTATTGGCGTCGGCACTCACCGAGTTGGAGCCCGACGGAGACTCCGCGGGCTTCTGGTCGTGCGTCTGGCTCGAGCCGTTCTGACCCTTGTTGGTGTCGAGCGCGGTGTTGCCCTGGCCGGTGAGGTAGGTGCCCTGGGGGCGCTGCTTCTCGTCGAGGGCGCCGACCTCGGTGGTCTTCGCAGCCTGGCCGGGGTCGTTGCCCTTGTCGCCACCCTGGATCAGGGCGCCGGCCTGCTTCTGAACCTCAGCAGCGGCCTTCTCCATGCAGGAGACGGCGACCGAGGAGGCGATGGCGTCGAGGTCCATCAGCGCCGCCGTCTTATTCAGGTCGGCCGCCGCAGCCTCCGCCTCGGGAGCAGGGGCGCCGCCACCGCCCGACTGCGCCATGAGGGCGTGAGCGATCTCGATCAGCTTGTTGGCGATCATCGCCACGTCCTCAGGGGCGTGACCTTCCGGGCCGGAGACTTCCGGCATCTCCTCGGGCATCTGCTCGGCGACCGCGTCAGCTGCCTCCTCGGCCGCCTCCTTCGACGGGAAGGAGACCACGCCGCGCCGCATGAGCTCGTGCGCCACGCCGTGAGCCGCCGCACGCTTGTACAGATTCGTCATTGCCGTTCTCCCTCGAACTTGAAACTGGCCTGAGCATAGGCCAGCGATGTTGTTTTCTCAACAGAGGCATCGGGCGCAAGCACCTCTCACCAGCATAGGTGGATCGTGCCCCACAGCCCAACTACCAGGGCTGCTTTGTGGTGGAATTGAAGTTGCTCCCCACAGTGGCGCCGAGATTCGACATGAGCATCGAACCACCCATCTGCCCCAGCATGCCGAAAGGCTGGCCGAGGATGGCGCCTGCTGCCTGGCCCACGCCTGCGCCGATAGCGGAGCCTCTCTGGTCAGGGGGGAGCTGTGCTGCGCTGTACACCTGGTACGCCGGGAGACCGTAGTTGAACAAGGCGTCGAACGCACCCTGCGGTACGATCGCCTGCCGGAGCATACCGCCGGGGCTGAGCAGCTTACCCTCCCGCAGCTGCTTGGCGAAACCAGCAGGATCTCCGTAGACCATTCGACGCGCGGTTGGACCGGTCAGTGCGCCCTTGGCTTTTGTGGCGATAGAGCGCAGATCTATCGCCACCTTATCGACGCCGTAAGCGGTCATGGCAGCGGTGGCGCCGGTATCGAAGTCGAGTCGCATCAGTCCCTTCCGTCACGGCCGGAGCCGGGCTCAGATAAGCATAGGCTACTGCGTTCGGAGCTAGTCAGTAACGACCATCGTTACCCCCGCCGAACTCAGCTCCGTAGGCATACGCCGGGACAGGGTGCGTGCCGTGCAGGTTTGACTGATCGCCGAAATGCGCCCCTCGGACAAGGCTCTCCTTCAAGTAACGGTGCGCCATGCGCGCCATCCAGTCGGGGTGCAGGAGAGGGTTTCGCGTCATAGGCTTCATCAAGAACTCCACGCGCGGGGCTGTGTCCGATACAGCTACGGTCTTTACCTGGTGGGCCTTGAGTGTTGCGACTATGGAGGGTGTGATCTGCGTACCTGCGGTAAAATGGAGCACCTCTTTACCGAGTAAATGCCCCTCTGCCCGGTCTACGGGGATATCCCGGGTGCTCTCGCCTACCGCCTTCTTGTAGGTGTTGTAGTGGACGACGTCGCCCTTCAGGAGCTCAGGATGCTTGTCGGAGTGCTCTGCGATCCTCACGTGGCTCAAGTCGACTCGCGCGAGGAGCTCGAGGTGCCGCTTGTCGACGTTCAGCCCCTGGCCTCCATACAGGTCATGGAGGGCATCCACCAGGTACTGCCGGCCTGCTCCGAAACCCTTGTGCCTTACGAGCTCGTCCGGCTTCGGGACCCCTTCCGAAAGCACGTCGCCGGCCTCTACAGTCTGGCCTACGTGAACTAGCACCTTCAGGTTCGGGCTTGCGTAGTGCTGAAGCCCGTCCACGTAGATGTAATTACCACCATGTGGTGCGGGCTCGATCTTAGTGATCTTTCCGTGCTTTTCAGCGAGAGCGGCCTTGTTGAAGAAGCTCTGCGGTACCTCGAGTAGCTGCCGCAGACCTGATAGACCTTCCAACTTCTGAGACGCGCCTTTCAGGACGCGCACGCCGTGCTTCGCGTTGAGGGCGAACTGGGTGAGAGGCTCCGAGAGCGCCTGTGCCGCGCGCACTCCGACGTTCACCCCTAGGTCGTGCGGGCGGCCCTTCTCGTCCAGACCCTGGCACTTGCGACACACGCCCTCGTGCGCCTCGCAGGTGAGCGGGGAGCGGACGTAGATCGTCGCCACGCGTTCACGCAAGGACGAGGCGACCTGCGGCGTGACGAGGTCATTGTGCCTGAAACCACCTACGTCCTTTGCGAGATACCGACCGAGCGCGTGGGAGTCGCCGCTGGCCATGGCTATACCGTTCACGGTCCCGCAGTCGTCCTGCGTTACGACCATGGGGTACATGTTGTTCACCATGATCTTAGCCAGGTCGCCGGGCTCTGCGACGGACGTCGAACTCTTCACGGTGTTGATTCTGGCCTCGTTGCCTGCAACCCAATAATCAGCAGCGGTGAGGCCCTCAGAATAAGATCGGCCGATGAGCCACGGGGCGATAGCTCCCTTCGCATCGACGGCCGCAACAGGTGACGCTACCGTCTTCATCAGCTGCGGGATGTTTCCGCGAGCACCGGAAAGAGCCATCTGGGTCATCGAGCCCGGATGCTCTTTCGTGTGCGCCATGATCTTGTCCTGTACGTCTAGGATGATCTTCTCACGCTCTGCCTGACTCTTGGCGCGCTTTGCCGCCTCGACCGCCGGCATGAGGAGTTTGTCCCGTGTTGCGTAGACAGGCGCGATGTCGTCCAGCCCAACGGAGACCCCGTCGAGCGTGGACAGTTCGTCGCCCACTCGCTTCAGCTTGCTGACGATGCCCACATACGCCTTGGGGTCTTCCTTTGCGATAGCGGTGAGCTTCTTTGTAAGCGCCGACTTGCCTAGACTATCGCTAGTACGGTGGTGCTCCGGGAGCACCTCATTGATCAGCAGCTGCCCGAGTGTGCTCGCCATTACACGCCTCCGAAAGTCCTTACGCCGGGGTAACTGTACCGGCTGTCCGCGCTCTCGAGACTCACGCGGTCGCTCCAGAGGGGCGGTCGCTCCAACCGCTTGTGCGCGGCTCCGTCGTGGACGGTTCCGTAGTGGTCCTTGATCGCGCCGAGTGTTTTGGCCAGGTGCTCTGCACCGTTGACTGTGTGGCGCTCAGAGCGGACCCCGAACGCCTGGAGAGCGTCCGAGGCCCCTCGCTCAAATGCCGCCTGCTTTGTGTTCACCGCCCGAGCCCGAGCCTGGCCTCGATCATCTTAGTAAGATGCTCGCGACCCTTGACGTCAAGGCCGAGACGCTGAACTTCGGCCTCCACAAAATCGAGGGCGTAGTGCAGCTTCTGCGCACCGTCCGGCTTCGGCGCATCGGTCTTCAGACGCTTCTGTGCCCACTCCTCGGCGAGCGCGACCGCCCTGGTGAGCGTGGCGTCGAGGAGGGCTTCGTGCTGCTCAGCGATGTCGAGACCGGTCTTCTTCTCGAACGTCTGCACACCCTTCTTGGCCAGTGCGACAAGAACGACGGTGAAGACCATCGCAAGCACCGGAACCAGGTGTTCCAAGATCTCAGCAAGATAAGGATTCATTTTTTTGCCTCCGTCCCCGCGACGCGAAGACTAGGTGATGTAGGTAGGCGGGACAACTTCTCGGGGCGGCGGGGCTGCTCCTTCCAGCCAACCTCCGCCAAGCGCGGAGGCTTCGACTTGACGCCGAACGCCTTCTCCGCTGCTGCCTGCCCGCGGAGGAATTCGGTGTAACCCCCAGAGGCTTTGTGCATGCTCAACCCTCGCAGAGAAGCATGCGGCGCATGTCATCCGCGTGATGGCTGTCGCTCAAGGCGAGCTGGTCCGCGAGCGCCTTGAGGGCGAGGTTTTCACCGGCGACAGCTGCGAGCTCCCGGGCGGCCTGTATAAGCGCCTGCTCCTGTCCCAGGATGACCATGTACATCCGGTGCAGGTCGCTCACGTCGGGTGGCGAGGAAACGGCCGGGGGCGGCTCACCGCCCAACGCCGTGATCTTCATGGCAAGCGCGTAAGCGTCCTTCTGCTCGTCACGCATGTGCTCCTGAAAGTGTTCGTAGATCACATCACGGAAGTGGGCTCGCAGGCGGTCACCGTAATTCATGTAGGTGATGACCTGCGTGTACTTCAGCTTGAGCAGCTTCTGGAGCAGCTTCACGACACGGTCCTGCGGAACCGCGAAAGCGCCCTCCTGAGGCGACACCATGAGCGGGTGAACACCTTCGGAAGCGGTAGGAGGAGGCGGCTCCACCTGTTCCGGCTGCGCCACGGGCGCTACGTCCCTGCCGGTCACGGACTCCGCGAGCTGCTCGAGCGCCGTCTTCTGCTTCGTGTCCGTCGTCGGTGCGGGTACGTTGTAGCTCATATGATCTCCACCTTATCCTGGAGGCTGATCTCTCCACGCTTGTAGGCCGCTACCGCGTCGGCCTTCGTCTTGAACTTATGGACCTTGCCGTCCGCCGCCTTGGCAGTTGCCAGGTGCACGCCGATGAGCGCCTCGTGACCAGGGGCGACCATGAGCTCGTTGTGCTGCTTGTCGCCGAAGATCAGGTTGGAGAGTGTCATCTGACGCACCTCGGAGACCGCTTGCGGCATCACCGGGACATGCACCTGGAAGGTGTCACCGTCGTAGTCGGCGTTCATGCCCTTCTCGATGAAGGGGTTCACGCGGATGGTCTTGCCCTGCACCGGGACTGCGTACGCACCGACCACGTTGTAGCGGTGGAGTGTGGGAGCGCGGTTCACCATGACCGGCCGCTCCGCACACTCGGCCATCAGAGCGTCACGGGCGGCAGGGTGCCGTTTCTCGAGCATCTCCTTCGCCTGTACAGCGCCGAAGCCTCTGGAGATCAGACGCTTGATGACGAACTTGCCGAACATACCCCAGAGCATGTCTTCCGGCAGCCCCACCTGATCCATGTCCAGAGAGCCATCAGGCGCAATCGTGCCGCGTCCCGACGCGTCCTGCTGCTTCTTCATCAGCTTCTTCTGGAAGAAGGAGCTCTTCGGAGTCGTCTTGCCAGTCAGGTGCTCGAGGAAGCCCTTCACGTTGCGCTTCTCGAGCTTCGGGTTATCTGTCGTGTGCGTCCCGATCACGGCGCCGACAGCCTGGTGCAGGTTGCGACGCAGCCCGGCGTGCTCATCCGGCGGGAGGATGGGTGAGTCGTTCTGAGCCTTCAGAACCTTGTTGTGCAGCATCGCGTTCTGGTAGAGGTAGTTCGAGTCGCCTACGACCATCTCCTGGCCGCCGTTGCCGGGGAGGATGGGGCGCATGACAGGCGGGAGCACCGGGAGCTTGGTGAGCACGTAGGCATCGCCGGGTCGCAATCCGGCGCGCTTCAGCGCCTCGAGATACTTGATCTGCTTCACCGCATCATCGAGCTTGGCGCCGGACAGTCCCTTGATCGTGTTCCTGAGTTCGGTAAGACGAGACTCGACATCGATCTGGTTGAGGCGTGACTTGATAGCGGCGCCGCCCTCGCGGTAGTGCAGCTCGTCGAGCGCCTTGTTGGTCAGGCCGAGGAGGCGCCTCGTAGGGTCTGTGAATACCGGATTGACGATGGGTTCGGCCAGGTCGATATGGGACCAGCGCGTACCGGCCGTACCCCCGGTAAGCGAGGGGTCGAAGAGGCCGCCGCGCTCAGGAGCGAGGTCCTTGGCGCGGACAAGCTTCTCGTTCTGCACCGCACCAGACGACATCTTGAGTACGTCGTTGTCTGTAAGCGGTTTCAGCGTAAGCGCGCTTCCCTGCTGATCGACTTTGATACCCGCGCCATGGAGCATTCCGATGAATTTATCGTACGCGAAAGAAGAGCGCATCGGAGGCAGAGGGAGACCCAGCTGGACGGCCCGCCAGAACTCGTCATTCTTCTGACTCTTGATCGACGATGCTTCCTTGAGGACGTTGCGTGCGTTGTGCGCGATGAGCGCATTGAACTCCATTGCACCGATCGCCTTGGCACCCGCGTCACCACCCTTCGTCGGCTGCATGTTTACGTCGTAACCGCCGGTGCCGCGCGCCGAGAAGTTCGAGTCGGTCGTCTTGAAGAGGCGCAACGTGTACTGCGGCCCGACGAGGACGCCGTCGATGTGCTTCCCGGAGATCGGGTCGAAAACACGTTCCTTGTCCTTCACGCCATGCTGGGCGAGGAGGTCCTTCGCCCAACGCACGTTGTCGCGTCCCGAGAAGTTCTCAACGACAATCGGCTGCCCGGTCTTCTGCGCAACTTTGGCCACAGCCGTCTCGATGATCTGCGCGGGGTTGATTCGTGAGATGACGCCGGCCGACGTGTACAGGATGTCTACCGGCTTACCGCCTTCATCCTGGACCATCTTGTGGTCGGGCACGATGTGCGACACGACGCCCTTGTTGCCGTAGCGCCCGGCGAGCTTGTCGCCGATGCGCATCGGCTCCCGAGTACGGACGGTGACGACGATGCGTCGATCCGACTGGAAGACGTCGACGACTTCACCCTCGAAATCGTGGTCCCATGTGCGGATGACTTCACGGTACGGGTTGGCGAGGCTCTTCTTGAAGTTCCCGAGCAGAGCGTCCGTAGAGGAGAGCTTACCCTTCTGCACACCAACAACGATCGGATCGTGTGGTAGCAGCTTGGCTCCCTTCTTTACGACACCCTTATCGTCGAGCTTGCGGTACTGCGCGGCCTGGTACTTGCTGCCGTAGTACTGCCGATGAATTTCACGCCCGATCGTCGTGTCGCGATCGACGTCGAGAACTTCCTTGTACATGTGCTCCGAGGTGAGCTTGGTTGCAGCACCCTCAGAGATGACGACAGCGTCGTTCGAGTTCAGCCCGTAGTAAGGCATATACGCGATCGTCATGTTCCGACCGAGCGCGAGTGTGCCCCCTCGGGTAAAGTTAGACTCGCCCAGCGGCTGGTCCGCGTGAACGGTGTCGCCAGGCTTTACGTGAAGATCATGGTTGAGGTACGTCTTCGACGCGAAGGGGAAGAACGTCTCGTACGGAACCTTGACGAGATTATTCTCTTCCGCGACTTTGACACCACCCTCGTCCTCGATCACGCGCTTGAATGCGTCAAGCGTTACTGTATGGATGGTGCTCCGCATGCGTGGGAGGATGTGGTGGTCGAAGCACCGCACCGCCGCATCCTTAGTAGGGAAGCCGAGGAAGACCTTGTGCTCATCGAGTGTCTTCCCGTCGTCTTTGAGCTTCTCGATGATGAAAACGTCCTTCGCGTCCTGGTCCTCGCCGAGATACACGTCGAGCTCTTCCCCGTCGTTGTCGAAGAGACCGGGGACGAAGCCGTAATCGTACTGGTAGATGACCTTGGCGCCGTTTCGGAACGTGTGCTCGAAGCCCTTGGGTCGATCTACGTGGACGGGGACGCCCTGGAAGAAGACCTTCTTCATCACCTCGTCTGCACGCTTCTGACGCGTAGCGTCCGCCGCCTGCTTCGTGTGCGTAGGGTCTATGTACACGTACTGGGAGTCGACCTTCACCACCTTGCCTGACACGGGCGCTGTGGGGAGTATCAGCTTGGCGAACTCCTTCTCCCAGCTTGAGATCTCAGACCCGTGCTGTGTGAGCCTCTTGGCCCCCACCTGGACGAGAGGGGCTTCACGCTCCACGAGCGGCAACGCCTGGGTCTGCATCTTCGAGCCCATGGTAGCGCGGTTGCCCTGGATGCTCTCCATCATGGGGATGAGATTGGAGCTCGGCGAGTACAGCTGTGCGGAGTGGTACAGCTCGTACTGGACCTCCGCCGCAGGGACGTGTTGCACCTGTCCCCGCTTCATCACCGCTACCAGGCCAGACAAACGCTGGCCGGGGAACGCTACGACCTTCTGCTCGATGTCCTTGGCGGAGAGCTGCTCGAACTTGCCCGTCTTCACGTTGCGGACGGGTGTGTAGAGGTTCCCGCGCGCATCGCGATGGGCGAGCATGGACGCGCGGATGTCGACGCCGGCCTTGAAGGAGTTGCCCGTCCAGATGGGCATAGCCCCGTTCCTACGGATGTAGAGCATGTTGCCAGGAACCTGCGCACAGTACACCATGCCGTCGTACGGAACGGTGTAGTAGTGTCCCTTGCTCTTGCGCGCCTGTTTCTCCATCGCCTGGATCACGCGCACCTCATACACCGGGAGATACCGGTCATCGCGCTTGTCGACGTAGACGGCGGTGCGCGTAGGCGTGCCGAGGCTGATCGAGAGGCGCTCGAAGTCGCGTGCAAGGCGTTCGCTAGTTGTACAGAGGACTTCCTGGTACTGCTCCTTGCCGGTAGCGCGAACCTGTACGCCGTACCGCCCGTCGCCCCTGAGCAGTGCGCGCCAGAGTGCACGCCGAGCAGCCACGGGGGCCTCGAAGAGGTACTCCGGGATGTACTTCTGCGCGCAATGGCCGAACTGTGCCACGTATTCGGTGAGCTGGCGGCTATTGATGATGTACGTACGCTGATCTGCACTGCGCGTATACGCGAGCTGCATGCGCGCGAGGAGTGCCTCGATCTCGCGACAGCAGTCAGGGTTCGCGCCCTCAAACTGGCTGAGCTGTACCTGAAACTGCGGCAGATCCGTCAGCGTGAAGCTGCCCTCGCTCAAGTACCAGCCCACGAACTCCGCCCAATCCCGTATATCGAACACCTTGGCGGGTTCGTGCTTACCGCTACGCCGTGCCGCACCGGGCAAACGGAACGTGGTGAGCCGCGCGTCACCTGCGTACGGATCGTGCCGGCCGGTGAACCACCGAATCCTGCCGTGCATCGTTTCAGCGAGGTCCATGCGGTAGGCGGCCCCGGGGTATTCAGGACGCGACCAGACCCGGTGGTTGGGTGTGACCAGATACTCGATCGGAGCCTTAGTGCCCGTCTTGACACCGTACATCTCACCAACGTAACGGCGCGCAAAGAGGTGTTCCGGGTGGTGAAACTCGAGCTGCCCGCGGATGTTACAGGCGAGCTTGTCCGCCTGAGTCACGTCTCGGAACAGCTTCCACCCCGTGGAGGTGAGCACTTCCGTGTCGGCCGACACGCATTCGGGCGTGCGTACCGGGTCGAGGATGCCGAAGTGCGTCGGATGGAGCTGCCGTGCCTCCATGGGGATGGCGCGCTCAGACGAGATGCCGCCTTCGCCCAGGCTGGTGACCTTTACCGCGTTGTCGATCATCTCCATCGGGTTGATCTGAGTGGGAATCGCGCTGAGCTGCGATCCCGTCAGGAACGAGCGGACGCCACTGCTGAAGGGTGCCGAAGGGACGAGCTCTCGGAGGGTGGTCTTCGTCGTAGCCCGCCCCTTCACCTTGGCGGCGATTGCGCGGGCGTCGAGCTGGATGCGCTCCTTGATGAAGTCGTCGACTGAGTGGAACGTCTTGAACGCGAGAGAGTCTCGATCATCGACGTCAGCGCCCGACCGATAGACCTCGAGGAGCTTGCGGGAGGCGTCCAGCAGCGCGCGGGGGGTGACCTTCTCGTGCGCGGCGCCGAGGGTGACGTAGTTCACCTCGCCGTCCATAGCCGTAGTCTCAAACGCGCGATGGATCGCCTCGATCTTAGCGGCAGGCGTGGTTGCCGTCTGCTTAGACGGGTGCACGAGCTTCCCGTAGAGCTTGTCGACCGCCTGGTCTGCCTTAGCCTCGAACGCGCGCGCGTTAGCCTCGGCCACCTGCCGCCCCCACGCCTGCGCGATCTCGTTCGGCTGCGTACCGAGCCGGCGAAGAATCGGGTAAAGCGGGATGGTGGTGGTCCCGTACTCGATGTACGGGTGACCCTTCTGCGGATCGAGCGACAGGCGGAAGTTCGACCCCTTTGAGAGGTTGAAGGCCGCCTCGAGTTCATCGTTTGCACGCCGACGCGTGTACACGCCGGGCTTCATTCGAAGCTGGTTAGAGACCTGGTACTCGTTTCCGTCCACGACGAAGGTATGCCGCTCGGTGAAGTAGGGGAGGTGCAGCAGGGTGAAGTTCTTGGCCGTCTCGAGCACTTTGCCGTCGGGCCCTTTGAGAACGAGGGTGCCCTTGATCGGCTCGTGAAGCGAGTTACCCTGAAGCAGTGCGGCCTTCTGGTCGTCGGGGCCGTAGTTGCGTTCGTGGATACGCGGGTCGTGCAGTTCGATGGTCAAATCGCGGACCTTGAGCGGAAACGCCTGCTGCAAGCCGTCGAGGGCTCGAGCGCGAATCTGGTCACGGCGCGTCTTAGGGTCGACGAGAACGGGCGTCAGTTCCATGCCGCCAAGTATAGGGGACGGCGGGTCTAAACAGGGGGTCTGGAATTGGTACAAGCTAATAGAGCCCTGTGTAGAGGACTCTTGATCACGACTATCACCACGAAAGGGTTGGACATGGCGACCAAAGCAAAGACCGTCAACCTCAACAACATCCCCCCGGTCCCGGTGTTGCAGCTGGCACTCGTGGGTCTGGTCGACGGACGCCTGTCCGAGATGGTGAACCGCCTCAAGCTCAGCTCCACGGACAAACTCAGGCGGATCGCCATCCTCGCGCGAGAGCTGTCGAAGAAGAATTGCTTTTTCTGCGGGTTGGAGAGCAACCCGAAGATGAAGAAAGCGGATCAGCTCGAATGGGAGTCGCTCCCCATCTGCGGGTGCCTCGCTCCGCTTCGGGCCGGCTACCGGGAATACTACCCCTGGCGGCAGCAGGTGCAGCAAATCCACGCAAGGGTTCAGGCGTGGCTCGAGGCCCGGAAGGCGGGTCGTGACCCCCTCGCCGAGGGGGGACTCGATCCCGAGGCGCCGATGTACTCGAACACGTGCAACCAGCCGGGCTGCTCGATCGTATTCACCTGCACCGCCGGCAACATCTCGGGGTCGATTCGGCGGCACAACAAGCACGAAGAGTGGCGCAAGTGCAGGAGTTGCGCTCAGAAGCACGCGGCGCTGCGCGCTGAGTCCGGGGCGAGTAAGGCAGAAGTGCCCCCCGCTCGCCAGCGTCTAACGGCTACGCTCGGTGAGTCTCAGCGGCGGAAGGCGGGTATGGGATGATCATAAGATTCATCAGCCTGATCCATACGTCTTTGTTCAGGAAGTAGATCTAAGGTAAAGAAGCGGGTCGACAATAGACCCGCTTCTTTTTTGTCTACAGGTCTACGCCGCCCATGGCGGTAGCGCGCTCCTTAGCGGCCTGTCGCATTCGCTTGAAGTTCTGCTTCTTCTCAAGCCAGCGCAGAGATACGACGATACTGCCGTCTTTCTGATTGACCTCGTTCTCGCCCGCCAAGATGTACTCGGCAGCCAGGCATTTATTGACGACTTCCTCATACTCCTTGATCTGCGTATGCGGGCAGTTGTGGTCGCCATCATCAGGGAGATCAACCTTGCCGCTGGCTACGTCGTTCTGGCAGCGACTACACGACTCCCACGGCCGGAAGACCAGGAATACCTTGCGCTTGACGAAGAAATCGTACGCAACGGCGCCGGGTATCGCCTCCGGCTCATTCGCGGTGTCGACGATGCGGTGGGTAGCGGCGATGGGGAGGGGGAACCCGTCGGGAAGGTCGCGCCCGACACCCCCGTCACGCGGGTCTGGGGGTGTCTGCGCTTTAGCGATGATCGAGGCGAAGTCGGATCCTGAGTTGGTAGGGGCGGGCATGGTTACTGGACTCCACCTGCGGCGACCTGCTGCTTCGCCTGCATCGTCTGTGCGTTCTGTGCGTCCTCGAGCCGCTGAATTACGACTGCGTGCATGACCGCGTCTTCTGCCTGAAGACTGTGAAGCTGGGAGCGGCGCGTGGCGGGGTCGAGCTGGATGAGCTCGGCCACGAGCTGGTCGGCCGAAGCGATAACCGCCTGCTGATCGTAATTCAGCCCGGCGTTGCCCTGCATCTGCGCCTGCACCTGCTGCGCCAGAGTGTTCTGGAGCTTCTGAAGCTCCTGCTGCACCTTCATATTGAGTCTCGCCTCATCGAGGATCTCCTGTAGACGCTTGTCGCGCTCCTCTTCAGGATCAATGCCTACACGCTCCGCCACAGTTGTTCTCGATACGACAGGCGCTTCTCCGTTCGGGCCGGGGCTAGCGAGACCGATAATGACCTGCTTGGTCTCCGTATCCTCCACCATCTTCAGCGGCGTGAGCTTGGTATCGATACGCTCCCAGCCGAGGAACTTGGCGAGCTTATCGGTGTACCACTGAAGGAGGCCGTTCATATCGTCAGCGTGACCTTGCAGCTGGTTTTCGATCAGCCTGAGCGTACCCTCCATGCCGGCCTTCGTGAGCCCTCCATAGAGGAACTCGGAGGGGATACCGAGGGCTGCCATGATCGCCTTCTCAGCCTCCTGGAGCTCACCGAGCGTAAGCATAGCGCGACCATCACCGCCGATGTTCGTAACCCCGATGGCTGTCGGTGAGAACATGGCGTGAAGCTGGTCGCGCCGGAACTGCCGCATGTTCTTCTTCAGTTCATCCTGCCAGCGCCCCATGGAGAGCATCTGCGCAATGTCCTGTGCGTTCGACTGCGCAGGATGGATGACGCGGAATGGGACAATGTGCTCGAGCGCGATGGCCTCGTTCGCCTTGCGGAGTACCATCGTGTACAGGAAGAGCTTGATAGTGGAGGCGAGAGGCGGGAAGCCCCACTGCTGTTCGATGCCGGAGGGGGACGCTACCTTGATGTGGTAGATCGCGTCCTTCTCGAATCTGAACGTCTTGTTGTCGCGAATGTTCTCGAGGAACTCCATCGGCATGGAGTTGATCAAATGCTTGGAGCCGAGCTTGACCTTGTCACGAACGGTCTGCGGGACGTTGTAGTAGTATATCGACTGGCCGGTGATCGGGTTGTAGTCGATGTCCATGAGCTTAGGGTCCCATCGAATGATGTGGACCTTGTTTACTGCGAGGACCTTTCGATCGACGACTTTACCGTTGACGCTCCGGTGGCACTTCTTGCACCTGTAATTGAACTGGAGCTTCTTCAGGTCGAACTTGTAGTCGACCATCTGGATGTTGATGATGTGATCACACTGAGGACACTTCAGGTGTCGGATGAACGGCTGGTAGAACGACGTGAAGTGGTTGCCGTAGATGTGCTTGTCCAGTGACGCCATCAGCAGCGCACTCTTCACCTTCAGCGTCTTCTCGAAAAGACGACGATAGTTGCGCCGGAGAGACTCATTGGAGGTTCCGTACTCGATGTCGGTGACTACGAGTGATCCGTACTTCTGTAGTGTCGCGTAGATGTGTGCGCTGTTGTACGCGAGGTACTCGCACCACTTGAATAGGTCTTTCATCTTCCTCGGGACAAATCCCGTCAGGAAGTCGTACGCAGGGTTAGGGTGCGCAGAGGCACGATCAAACGCCAAGAACGCGTCATTCAGCGAAAGGTCAGAGGACATGGGTGAATTCCTCGTGCAGTCAAGCCGAGAGCTTAGGTGAGGGAGGACACCCCGACAACTGGCCGCCCTCGTGAATCAGCGAGAGGGTTTACACGGTAAACTTGGTGCGGTACGGTTCCCCCCGCGCGGAGACCATCATGCACATGCTCGAGTTAGAGCTTCTGAACGGAACCCCGATCTTCAGCATCCAATCCACGGACAGCGCCTTCTCAAGAGTACACAGCGCCGTCTTCGACAAGGCGCGCGGGCGGTGGCTTTTCCCGGCATACCCGCCTTTTGCACAGCGGGCGTTGGACGATCTGAAGAAAGTCGCACCTCTTCTCAAGATGTCACCCGAGGCAGCAGGGCAGGCAGATTACCTGGGTAAGGTTCAGCAGCTAATCACTGACCGCACTCTACCCGCCGGCTTCGAGTTCGTCACCAAGCCATTCGACCACCAGGTCGAAGGTCTCGTGCACATGCTCCACTACCCGCGGTTCGGCCTTCTCTGGGATGCCGGAACCGGGAAGTCGAAAGTCATGGTGGACCTGAAGAGGGCGCTGCCGCGTCGTCGCTGGCTGATCGTAACTCCGAAAGTCACTGTCCGCAACTGGGTCAAGGAGTTCGCCATTCATGGTGGGCCCGACATCAAGGTTGCTGCTGTGGTTGGCGATGCTCCTCGTAAACGAAAGATCATTGAGAGGTACAAGGAGTACGACGTCCTGGTCTGTAGTTACGGGACCGTCAGGACTCTTGGACTTCCTCGCTTGCATAAAAACTGCCTGAAGCTGATCAAGGAAGCGCGCGCTGCTGGGAGGAAAATCAGCGATAGCGGCGTCGTTGACTTAGTGAAGGCTGTTCGCGTCGTATCGGACCCGGACCGGCAGGCCGCGTTTATTCTCGGGTGGGCGCTGGGTACTCCGGTGGCGCAGGTTGCTCGCTACGCCGCAGAAGAAGCGAAGCAGAAGGCGCAGTGGCTCGAGGATATCGAGTACGAAACGATGGTCCTGGACGAGAGTCACAACGTCAAGGAGCCGGGGACGCAGCAGACGAAGACGGTGCACGCGCTCGGTCGAAAAGCGGCTCGACGCTACATTATGTCGGGTACGTCTACCCTGGGGGATCCTCGACACCTCCGCCCGCAGATGAAGTTCCTGTCGCCAGCGATCTTCCCTGAAGACGACCGACGCTTCGACGACCTGTTCCTCATCCGCTCGGAGTGGAATAAGCGCGTCGTGACCGGGTTCAAAAACATGAACATCGTCAACGCGCGTGTGCAGCGCGTGGCGACGCGGAAAAAGAAAGAAGAGTGCCTCGACCTCCCCCCGCGGAAGATCATCGACATCCCTGTCGAGATGTCGCACGAGCAGATTTCGCTCTACAACATGCTGGCGTCAAGCATGGCCGCTGACTTGAACAACTTTTTCGACGATCCGAGTAGTGCGCGGATTGAGGTGCAGAACGCAGCTACGCTGCTCAATAAGCTGGCTCAGGTTACCTCTGGTTTCATCATCGACAGCCAGCGCAAAGCGGACATCTGCAACGAATGTCCGTACCTAGCGCGCTGCGTCGACGAGGGTATACAGCCGTACACTACCCGGTGCCGGATCGAACAGCAGGCGCCAGAATCGAAGCTGAAGTACCTCAAGAGCAACCCTAAGCTCGAAGCACTAGATGGGATCCTGGATACGATCTTCCAGGACCCTTCCAACAAGGTCATCATCTGGGGAGTTTACAAAGCTGAGCTTACGCTGATCTGCGACATGCTCGAGAAGAAGGGTATCGGACACGTTCGTGTCGACGGTTCGACCGGAAACGCGCAGTTGCGTGTCGACAAGTTCAACGAGGATCCGAAGTGCCGGGCGTACGTCGGTCAAGTCGCTACAGGTATCGGAATTACCTTGAACGCCGCGACGTACATGATCTACTACACTCTCGACTGGTCTCTCGGAACGTATCTACAGTCCATCGACCGAAACTACCGCGCAGGGCAGTCGAAGAAGGTAACCGTGTATCGACTGCTCGGAGAAAAAACCGTCGACGAGTACAAAGCAATCGCGCTCGACGAGAAGAAAGACATCAGCGCGGTCCTCACGAATAAGCTTAGTTGCGTGGCCTGTGAGAAGCGGGTTGAGTGCCTGAAGAACGGTACCGAGTTGTTCGACCCCGGCTGCGTCTACAAGAGAAGTGTCAAACGTACGATCGCCAAGGCAGAGGTCATCGCATGAGGCTCATCCTCGAAAAGAACGAGATCATTCGGATCCTGGGTAAGCACTTTGACGCGGAACTGGACCCCGATAGGGTCATCATCAGAACCGATCCGTTCGAAGTCGAGTTGTCAGGCATTCCTCTCGCCGAGGGGGAGCCTGCCCAGGAAGAGCCCCGTGCTTCGCCAAAGCCGGCGCCCGCCCTGCGAGAGGGGGACGTGGAAACGGGCTGGGAGGTCGCCGCCCGTGCCGACGCCAACGCCTTCGCCGAGGACCCCGAGCCCGGCGTCGACGGAGAGAGTGGTGACGACCTCGCCTTCAATCCGGCGGCAGTGCTCGGCCTGTCGCAGCAGCTCATGGAAGACTTGGACAAGAAGAACCCCAACCTCGTGAAGTCGCGCGGAAAGGCGGACGGGTCAACTCGTCTGCCCGGCGACTTCCGTGACGAGATCGGATGATCACCATGGAGTCTCAGGATCAGGAGCAGGTCAAGGAGTCCCGTACAGACCGACTCCTTCGGCGGCTGGGTCTCACGGCGGATTTCAAAGATCCGCTTCTCCCGAAGGAGACGTTCAGTCACTCGCAGTACTTCTCGTGGCTGGTGTGCGGCGCCGCATACGAGAAGAAATACGTCGAGGGGGTGGAGACGCCCAACTACCCGTCGACGACGAAGGGAACGGCGGTGCACGCGGGCGCCGAGTTTATGCTCCGCGGCAAAATGGACGGCGACGTGCCCTCCATCGAGCAAGGTATCGCGGCGCTCGAGGCCAGCTTCGCCGAAAAGGCTCAGAAGGTCCTCAAATGGGAAGAGGACATGCCTGAGGGCAAGGTGAAGGACGAGGCGATTGCGGTCTTCAAGACCTTCGCCACCCAAGCGCTGCCGCTGATCAACCCGATCGCGGTTGAGAAGGGGTTCGCCAAGAAGGTCGGTGACGTCCCTATGATCGGGTACATCGACCTCGTCGACGAACAGCCTGCCATGGACACGACCGGGATGGACGAAGTAGAGGTCCTGCTCGCGCCCAAGAAGCGTATCACTGTGGACTTCAAGACTGGCCGTGCGAAGTGGTCGGACAATGAACTCCGGACGGATACGCAGATGACTCTCTACTCGGACGTAGAGGGCACGCCCGACGTTCGCGTCGACCAGCTCATCTCGCTCAAGAAGGGCCCCGTGTACATTCGCGGGGAGAGTGTCCGCACCCCCGAGGATGTTGCAATCCTCACCGAGCACATCAACGAGGTTGCGGGCCTCATCAAAAAGGGTGTATTCCCGAAGGCTCCAATCGATCATTGGTCGTGTAACGAGAAACACTGCTCCTACTGGAGCATGTGTAGAGGGAAGAAGAGGTAGTCATGAGCTTCAGTCACACCGTCACCTGTTCGCGCTGCAACCGCTCCGAAAACCGCTCGGTCAAGGACCCGGCCGAGATCCTCGCCATCGCCCAGAACCAGCAGGCGAAGAACGAGGTCAGGGCCAAGATCCGGGAGTTCTTCGAGAGCCTTCCGCGGGAGCACCTGCCCGCCCACGTCACCGTCCACGGCCAGGGGTCGGCCATCGTCATCCATGACGAACTCTGCACAGGCGAGAACGCCAAGCGCTCGTGCGCCAAGCGCGTCGGTGACCTGACCGACGCCATCAACGAGCTCGAGGAGCGGAAGGCTCCGGCCCGCAAGGCCAAGACGACGTCCGAAGCCGCGTCGGAGGATGTTCTCGAGCCTGAGAACACCTAAGTCCTCGCGGTAGGGCACAGGAGGCACCTATGGAAAAGTACGGTGTTGAGCAGGAGATCGACGTGAAGACCGCGCAGGATGCACAGGGGAAGAAGAAGTGCCCTTCGTGCTGTTCTGTTCTACGGCCGTCGGAACACACGGGTGTACTCCTGTGCCCCACCTGCGGGTCCAAGCCTTTCGAGAGGTGAGCGATGCCGCGTAGTTCTGCGCAGGAGGAGCTTGCTCGCCTAAGGCGAGCGTACGAGTCACAAAAGCATCTGCTCGAGAAGCTGCATAAGATCCGTGCGCTCTTCGTAACGGCCTATTCCTCCACACAGCCTGCGGAGAAGATGGGCCTCGAATTCATGTACGCGGTGGGGGACGTCCTCGAAGGACAGCGGGTCGAAGATCTAAACCTTCGCCTGATCAGCCGAGAGGAGGTCCTCCGGGAGCTGAGTGATGGCTGAGTCGAATTCGAAGAGTGTGAAGAAGAAGACAGCGCGTCCGTTCATTACCCCGCAACACGTGCGCGACTTCGTCCCGCTGGTTGACGCGGGGCTCGCAGCCCTGTCAATGGTGAGCCGAAAAGCACGCCCGGTGGCGTCGGCCCTCCGCGTCGTAACCAACGTGGGGGCTACCGCACTCCCTGACGATCTTCTTCAAAAGATCAAGAACATCCGCACGCGTATCAAGGAACTTGAGGAGGACCCGAAGGGTAACTCCCGAGCACTTCGACAGGCGCGCTCAGCCTTGGAAGCACATCTCGACATGCTGCTCGGCGAATGATCAACAACCGCCTGTGACGACACAGGCACAAAAAGGGGTAGCCAGTGGTCAGTAATACGGAAATGTCCGCCGTGGGTGAGGCCACGTCGGACGAAACGGAAACGAATCACATCCGCGTGGGCGGAAAGCCGTCCAAGTCGAAGAGTTCGCGAGCACACCACAGCGACACGCTCGAGGCGCAGAAGAAGTCTCTCGAGATGCCGATCAAGAACCTGCGTCTCCCCCAAAACGAAAACGTTCGTTCGGGCCCGCTCCCCGGTCTCACCGAGCTCGCGTCCAGCATCAAGAGGGAAGGGATCCTCGAGCCCCTTCTCGCAGCTCCCGCGCGTGACGAGTCTGGCAAGACGATCCCTGACACGTACGACCTCATCGCGGGGTACCGCCGCTACTACGCCGCGAAGAGTCTGGGGATGAAGACCGTCCCCGTCCGTCTGCTCGACGCGGACCGTGACCGCAAGCATCGGATCGCTATCATCGAGAACCTCCAGCGGGAGGACATGAACCCGCTGGACAAGGCGCGCGGCATCCTGAAGCTGATGGACCAGGAAAAGATCGACCAGAAGGAGGCCGCAGCAGCAATCGGTGTCTCTCCGGGGTTCGTCTCGCAGCATCTTGCGCTGCTTCGGCTTCCGCGCCCGGTCCAGGATGCGGTCGCTAAGGGTAGGATCGAGCTCACGCACGCGCGTACGCTCGGCCGTCTCCCTGAGGAGCAGATGCTCGAGGAGTTGCCGGCCGCCGTGGACATGACGGTGACTGAGCTCACCAACCGCGTCGAGTACCTCCTTCAGCGCAACGCAGAAAAGGAGGTCGCGCAGGGTGAGGAGAAGCCGCGCCGCCCGCGCACGCCGTCCTCCGGGAAGAGCCTGGCGGAGGTATATGCCGAAACGGAGCTCGCCCCTCTGAAGAAGAACAGCCTCCGCGATACGCTCGTACTTTACGCGGACAAGCTCCAACGGTCGGAGTCCGAGAACAAGAGGACGGAGTACAAGTACATCCTCAAGGGTCTCGAGATCGCTGCGGGCATCAAGGAAGCGAAGTAGCTGCGAAACAGCGCCGGTCCTGCGAATCGGGGCCGGCGCTTTTTTGGTTTTACGCAGTAAATACGCCCGCCCTAGCTTACGGCTACTCCGTGAAGAGATCGTCTGTCAACCGTACACGCTTGGCTTCGAGGTAGCTCTTCAACTGATCGAGGCAGTCCTTCTTGATCTGTCTGACTCGTTCTGAAGACAAATCCAGCCTGTTTGAGATCTGCCTGAGGTTCTTCGGCTCGTCACGCATGCCGAAGTAAGCCAGTACGATGTATTTATCACGGCCTCTAAAGCCCAGGTCGATTAGGGCTTGCTGCACGAGGTCGCTGCCGTACGTATTGAGGAGGTCTCGCTCGAGACGCTCGTCTCTGTGCTTAGAGTCGATCTCGCTGACCTCTTCGAGCGTGACGTGGGGAGGTTCCACGTCACTCCCGTCGTTCATTTTCCGTTTCGCGCGCAGTGCTTTTTGTTTGTAGGTAGGTACGCGAACTAAGCCCATGCTGTCCAGCTCAGCGCAGATCTTCTCGCGGATCCACCACGCAGCATACGTCAAGAAACGGGTGCCTCGCTCCGTTTCAAACCTATCGACGGTGTCTAGAAGGCCGAGGTTACCCGCAGAGATCAGCTGCAAGAGTAAGTCAGGGTCGTAGTTGACCCCTTTCGCCTTGCGCGCGTAAACCTTCGCCACCTTGATCACAAAGCGTAGAGCTCCTTCAATGATGAGCTCGCGTGCGCGCATGTTGCGTCGAGTGCCGCAGCGCGGGCACTGCACGCATGTAGCGTCCTCCTGAAAGCCGTACTGGCAATTGGTACAAGTACGGTACTGACGGAAGAGCTCACGCTCCCGGTCAGCTGAAAGGAGGTTGCTGTTCCGTACGTCGGCGTAATACGCCTCGACGACACGGTCCCGATCCACGGAACCACTCGTACTCATTCCCAATTCTCCAGGGGGCGTCCCCTAAGCCGCTGGCGCGGAGTATACACTTGCCCCCGGACAGGCGGAAAGTGTAGCCTCACTCCCAGCTACTCGAGGAATCACCATCATGGCCAAGAAGTCCCGTAGCACCGCCGAAGCCCTTCCGACCCCTTCGGCTCCGGCCGAAGAGGCCGCAGCAAACGAATCTACCGAATCTACCGAATCCACCGAATCCACCGAGACCAAGATGACCCAGGACACCTCCGTCAACACCACCCCCGTCGCTGAGGACGTGGCGCTTGTGACTGCTTCGCAGGAGACCGCTCTCGCGGCCCCGCAGAGCGCGCTGTCACTGGCCCGTGAGCTCGCGAGTCGGCTCCCGGCGCGTTACAGGGAAGACGTGCTCTTCCTCAAGCGCCCGTCGTCGGAAGACCTCTTCAACACCGTCATGGGCCTGCCGGCCGACTGGCAGGAGCGGATGATGGAGATCGTCCGGAAGACGAACCCCAAGAAGCAGGGTGCACACACCCAGCGCGCCGGGTTTTCGCCGATCGAGCTCCGCCTCTACCAGGGGACGGGTACGGACCCGGTTCGCCCGGCGAAGATGGCCCCGGGCGGATTCTACACCGCCGACTCCCGCGAACTCGGTGATAAGTTCGTGGGCGCCGTGATCGGCTACTACGAGGGGCGCATCCTCTGGCCTCCTCGTGACCAGAAGACCAACACCGGCGGAGAAGGCGGCAGCAGCAAGATGCCGCTCTGCGTCTCGCTGGACCGTATGGAGGGGTCGAAGTATGGCGCGTGTGCCAGCTGCCCCATGGCCTCGAAGCCTTACAACCAGGGCGGCTGCAACCGCGAAGTCGTGGTGTGGCTGATCGACCAGGAGATGACGGGTGTTTACGAGCTCCGCTTCTCCAAGTCGTCCGAGGCGGCGGGTAATGCGCTGACCAAGATCCTTCAGAAGAGCGAGAACCTGTGGGACCGCTGGTTCACCTTCGAGACGCAGGAGCGCACGGAGAAGGATCGGCGCTGGTTCGTCGTGAAGGTCACCCCGGTCTCCGACCCCAAGAAGCCGGAGCTCAACAACACGCCCAAGGCGGTCCATCCGCTCTTCGAGTCCCTCTCGAAGGTGCTCGACGCCGATGTGTACTACCCGCGTCTCGCCGACACCTACGACCGGTCGAAGAACAGCAGCGACTCGAGTGTGAACGGTGGCGGGGTTGCTGCGGCCGACACCTTCAACGAGCAGGAACTCCTCGGGAACGGTGCTGGCACGGGTGACGACATCGACCTCTGAACAAGGGGCCGCAGCTGAGTGAGCAAATGCAGGGGCTCCGCTCGTAAAGGGTGGGGCCCCTGCCGTCGAGGGGTCACAATGGAGATTCCGCAGCATCTCATCGATTACGGCCCGTGGTCGATCAGCAAAGCTGGCATGATCGAAAAGTGTAGCCAGCAGTTCTTCTACAAGCACGTCAACAAGTACAAAGAGCTGGTCACCTTCGAAGAAAGCCGCGTTGGTGTTGCGGTCCACAAGGCACTCGAGTTCACGCTCGACCCCAACTTCCTTAGCAAGGACTCCCACGACGTTCGCGTGAAGAAGGCGTTTGTCTTCGTAAAAGATCAGTCGGAACTCACGAGCGACGAAGAAGAGCAGCTCGACACATTTTTCGATCAGGTGACCCGCTTTACCAAGCGTATGTACGCCAACCACGTGCGCCAGCGGGTACACCCGAGCAATGTGATGATCGAAAAGAAGTTGGGCGTCACTAAGAACTTCACGCGAGCAGGGTTCTACGAAGACCGTGTCATAAAGCTGAGAGACGACCCCGAAACGCAGCCGTTGTTTCGAGGTGTGATCGATTACGCCTACATCACCGGCGATAACGACATGGTGATCATTGATCACAAGTCGGGACGCGAGCGCGAGCTTTCATACTACTCGACACAGTTCAAGGCGTACTGTGTCCTGGGCCTGGTGAACTTCCCTCAGATTCGCCGATTCAAGACTGCGATCAACTTCACCGCCACAGACAAACTCCTTCCAAATGAGATAATCTCTGCGGAAATGGTGCGGAGTGAGTACTTCCCGTGGTTGGTGGAGTATCTGACCAAGTCGTGCGAGGGCCTGCTCATGCCGCCAAAGACCACACGTAGTGGCCTGTGTAATTGGTGCGCGTACAAGCCTATCTGCCCTGAATTCGGTGGGACGGGACGTGTCGACACCGAAAGCAACTAAGCCGGCAGCGCCGGCCAAGATCACCGAGAAGCAGCTTCGCCGGATCTGGAGCGAGCTCAAGCCGCAGGTGCTCGTTGAGCGCCTCCGGTCACAGCAGCCGTCTGCTCGCTGGACGGCTTCAGGCTCCCGCCTTTCGGCCTGCTGCCCGTACCATGAAGAGCGCACGCCATCGTTCCACGTATACTTGGATCGAGGCTACGCCAAGTGTTACGGCTGCGAGAAGTTCCTCACCAACCCGGTCGAGCTCTGGGCGAAGGTGCGCGGCACCGGAGTGTCCGAAGCGCTCGCAGATCTTCGTCAGCAGTTCGGGCTGAAGTTCCTGTCGAGTGCTGCGAACGCGCAGCTCAAGAACTGGGAACGCAATCAGCAGCTGAAGAAGAAGATCATGGCTATCTGCCATGACGAGTTGATCAATGCGATTAGCCATCCGAACGACCCCGCCTACGCCTCCGCACAGCCCTCAGTCAAGTACCTGCTGAACACGCGGCAGGTGCCCGTTGACGCCCTGCCCGCCTTGCCGATGCTCGGCATCGTGCCCCCTCTCGCGCGCCTGACCCAAATCCTCGCCAACGAGGCCGCGGAAGAGAACACGCGCCGTGAGGTGGACGCGCGCCTCAATGGAGAGCGGGTGGAGCGGTTCACTCCGATGGATGCCGAGGCCAAGGCGTACATGCAGGAGGCGGCGGGGTGGGTAGGGTCGCTCATTTTTCGCCTCGACCTGGCCCCCGACGTGATCGGACGCCTGAAGCTGCGGCGACCGGACACCAAGGACTTCCTCATCCTCAAAGACCCGTACGAGGAGGAGCTCGGGTTCTTCGGCCTCAGCTGGCCACTGTACGGAACGCTGCTCGGGTCAGTGCAGCAGTACGTCCCGGGGCTCTACATCGTCGAGGGTGAGTTCGACGCGCTGTCGACGATGGCCCGGCAGGTGCAGGCGGGGGGTCCGAACTTCGTCGTCGTCTCCGCGGGCGGGCGTGGTACGAGCAACAACCTCGACAGCCTGCGGGGTAGTGGCTTCGAAGAAGCGTACCTCGTCGGCGACGCGCCCGATAAGCGCGGTGACGAGCTGATCGCTGACTGGCTCGCTTGCTTGAAGGAACTCCGCTCGAAGATATTCATCGGGCACACTACATTCCCCGGCTGCGGTGACCCTGACGAGGCGGTAGTCAGTCACGGCCTGTCCGCGTACCAGGCGGTCCTCCTCGACATCCGGAACAAGGCGTACTTTCAGACGCCCCAGGAGTGGGTGTACGACAAGGCGAGTCCGGAGATCGAGGCTACAGACGAGAGCGATATTCGCTACCGCATGGAGATCGCCAGCGAATGGGGGCGGCTGCTCAAAAACAACGTTGAGTGTGACGCGTACGTCGAATTCTGCCACAAGGCGTACGGGCTCCCGACCGCACTCCTGAAGCGCGAAATTGTGGCACGCGAAGAAGATGAGCCTGCGTTCATCCTTCGAGTTGCCAGCGCCCTCCAGCAGATCTTCTACGTTATCGGTCAGCGATCCCTCGACAACGACCGACGCTTGTTCCTCTGGTACAAGGATCGGCGTCAAGTCGTACAGGTATCCCTCGCTGATGACGGTAGCTGCGAGCGCGAACTAGGCGCCGTACTAGGTACGAACTATCAGCTATTCCAGGAGCGCATCGGCGTCCCGGCCTTCCTTGAGCCTACGGAGAGTCAGAAGGCCAAGGGCGCGTACCTTCAGGAGCTCGACAAGAAGTACCGTTGGTACCTCCGCCAAGCTTTGATCATTATGGCCAACGGAGCGCCTGACTTCGACATGGCTCGACACATGGGTCAGGGCGTACACGTCGTCCGTGATCCGCAGGGCGGGTCGCCTACGATTTACGTCGTAAACGGGAAGGACGTGTACTACGGTACGTTCGACGCCGCCGATAAGCTCTTGTGGAAGAAGCTAGACGGCCCCTCCTATAATGGGATCATCTTCGACGTCGGCATCCGCCATGAAGAGCCTGCGTGGCTCGAGTGGATTCACTCGGTGGAGGATCTTGAGCGTGCCTCGTCGATCGACCTGAACCACGCCTGGCAGCGGCTCTACAACGTCGTTGAATCAGGGTGGCGGTACAAGAACCACGCGATTTCTTCGCAGTTCCTGGCCACCCACCTCCTGGCCTCGAACCTCTGTAACGCCTTCCGCAGGCAGGTGATGGTCGCCTTCCACGCCGATACGCGAGCAGGCAAGTCGAAGATGGTCATGGGCCTCATCGGCGGCACCCAGTTCCCGCGCATCAAGCTCATCGCCGGTGCGGTGGGTATGCCTGACTTCACCGCGGCCGGTATCCGCCAGCGGATGCAGAACAAGGTGCGCCCGCTCTGCCTTGACGAGTTCGAGGACGAGGGCACCGGTGATAAGAAGAGTCGGACCATCACCGAGACACTCGAGATGTTTCGCAACCTAGTGGGCGAGGACAACACATACACGATGGGTTCGCGCAGTGGTGAGCCCGTCACCTGGCGCATGAACTTCTTCGTGTTCTTCGCCGCGATCAACAAAGCGCGTAAGGTTCAGGACGCCAACCGCATGCTAACTGTCTACATGGAGCGTGTGGACAATCGTCCGGATCCTGTTCAGATCTTGATGCGCGAGTTCGGCTCCAACTACATGGAGCAGCTGAAGCGCGACCTGTCTATCGTACTGCTCCCGCACGCAGCACGCATACACCGCGTCTACGAAGAGATCGAAAAGGAGTACGGCGAGGCAAACGCGAAGCCGTCGTCGGTCGACTCTCGTATCTTCGAGGCGCTATACCCGACGCTCACGCTGATGAAGATGATGGGCATGGATTACCACAAGTTCGTCGAGGACTTCTGTGAGGCGAACAAGGAGATATTGACCGTCAGCGCGGGGCACACAGACTCGATGGCACTGTTCGACTGGTTGGTCCAGAGCCCTCAGCTGAAGATGCGCGTTGGCGACCATCAGGATAGAAATGACGCCAGCGTGTTGCAGATGCTGGCTGCACCTGAGACCCGCGGGGAGATCAACCTGTCGGGCTCCGGCATCTACTACGACGACGTAACAGAAACCCTCGTGGTCAACTGGACGATGGCCGTCCAGACCGTCCTCACAAAGCACGCGCGGTACAGCCGCGAGACGAACACGTACAACCTCCGAGACCTCGCAAACCGAGCCCCGCACGCCATGAAGCCGAGCGAGCTCCTGGATAGTGGGGTCTTGAACCGCCTGCGCGGGCATGGTTTGATGGGCGTCCCGTTGTCCCACCTCACGGGCTACAGGGTTTCGCACATCATCCAGGGCTTCTACGAGGCCCCTGTCGCCCCGGCGGCTACGCCGGCACCCGCGCCCAACATCATCGAACCCCTCCCCATACCGAGAGCCATGGACGATGCCGACTTCACCTGACGCGACGGCGCTGCCCGTATGGAAATGCGGGTTGTGCCCCTCACCCAAACCCGCTTCGTGGTGCCAGGGCTGTCCTCGTGAGAAGGGGTGTCGTGAGACCCCGTTCCACTTCGTGGATGCCCGCCTGGGCTCCGCCGCGGACGTCATCCTGGTAGCCGAGGCGCCGGTCGTTCCGAAGATTTCCTCAGTCGACCGGCTGCACACGCCTTTCGCCGACGACGCAGGCCAGATCGTCATCAAGGCCATCGAGAGCATCAAGAAGGAGGCCGCGAGCCTCTCCAACCTGAAGGTCCACCGTACCTACGCAGTGCTCTGCACCAGCAACCAGGGTGACAAGGAGCCTGCCAAGGCCATCCTCGACCGCTGCAAGGGCTTCCTCCACGGCAGCCTCGCCAAGTGCACGTCCCTGGCCGGGAAGACCCCGACCATCATCGCGATGGGCATGACCGCGGTGAAGGCGCTCGGCATCAAAGCGGGCTCCCTCAAGGAAGTCCAGAGCCGCGTCCTCTCCGGTGTTCAGATCGGTGACCAGCTCTACAACGTGGTGGTCACGATCTCGACCAAGCAGCTGGTCGCTATGGCCGGCATGTACAACACCTTCTACAACGACCTGCGCCGTGCGATGCAGATCGCTGCCGAGGGTGCGCCCGAGCTCGTTCCGATGGAGGAGCTAACCAAGGGGTACGTCTTCCCGAAGACGATCGCTGAGGTTCGCGAACTCTGCGAACACATCCTCAGCTACTCCGAGGATGGGAAGCCGCCGGAGAAGTGGTCCATCTCGGTGGACACCGAGACGAACACGAAATTTCCTCACCGCGACAAGCTGAAAGTACTCTGCGTCTCGTTCGCGTGGGCGACAGGGAAGGCAGCGGCCATCCCACTCTGGCACGACGAAACACCGTACGACCCCAACGACGCAATTCCGTACATTCGAGCCCTCCTAGAGTCCAGCAAGCCGAAGATCTTCCAGAACGGTAAGTTCGACCTGAAGGTCTTCAAGAAGATCGGACTACCGGTCGAGAACTTCGCCTGGGACTCGATGCTCGCCGAGCACGCGCTCGAAGAGGACAAGAAGGGGCAGTACGGCCTCAAGGAGATGACTCGCGTCAACTTCCCTGAGTTCGCCGGTTACGCCGACGTGCTCCACGCGATGCTCGAGAAGGAGGAGGGTGACTCCCAGCTCGAGAACATCCGCAAATCGAAGAAGACGGCAGCGGCCGATGACTTCGAAGCGCTCTCCGACAAGCCGAAAAAGAAGAAGCTCACGAAGAAGGAGAAGAAGCAGCAGGACGGTGGCTTCGAAAAGATCCCGCTTGCGACGCTGCTTCCGTACGCAGCGATCGACACCGACATGACTCGACGCATATCCATCCGGCAAATGCAGCGGATGGTCGTCGAGGAGAATGTGATCCGGCAGCTGAAGAATATCGAATCTCGGGACAAACGCCGCAGGTACCCGATTCCGGACCTGTGCAAGCTCCCGAACCCGGTGAAGTCGGTCGCCCAGGCCGCCATCCCTCGGTCCCGGGTGCTCTCCAACATGGAGTTCCGGGGTATTCGGGTCGACCGGCCCTACCTCGAAAAGCTCCAGACCGACCTGGGTACGGTGGTCAGTGACGCCGAAGAGAAGCTGTACAAGATGGCGCAGAAGCCAGATCTGAAACTGAACCACGCGGCTTCGATCGCCAACATCTTGTTCTCCGAGGGGTTCATCCACCCGACGACCGGTCAGCGCACGTTCTACCCGCCGGTCTCGTTCACGCAGAAGGGGCAAATCCAGACTACCGAGAAGGTGATGAAGTTCCTCACCGCTCGATACGAGTGCCCGTTCTCTGCGACAAAGCTGATCTATTCGAAGGCGTACAAGGCCAAGAACACGTTCTGCCAGAACGTGTGGGATCTGTCTTCGATCGACGGCTTCCTCCACACGAACTACAACGTACACGGAACGAGCACGGGGCGGCTCTCGTCCAACGACGAGAACATGCAGAACATCCCGAAGAAGCTCGCGTCGACGAACATCAAGAAGATCTTCATCCCATCGGACGACTCGATGGTGTTCGTGAACGCGGACGCCAAGGCCGCCGAGGTGCGCATCTTCGCTGCGTACTCCAGGGACAGTGAGCTCATCCAGAGCTTGAACGACGGTCTCGACACCCACGCCTTCTTCGCTGCCAAGATCGTCGAAGCCGTCCGCCTTGAGGACGGTTCCTACGAGGCTCTGGACAGCATGGGTCTCGATGGCGACCGTCCTCTCACCTACGAAGACTTCCTGAACCGCGACGGAATCAAGCAGATCGACCCTGTCTACGGCGAGATGCTCGACAAGTTCCGCACCGCCGTGAAGCGCGTCGTGTTCGGGGTGCTCTACGGCGCGCAGTCCAAGAAAATCGCTGAGACTATTGGTATCAGTCAGAGTCAGGCCCAGTCGATCATCGACATGCTGTTCCGGCTGTTCCCGTCGATCCCTCGATACATCGAGCAGACACACTGGGAGCTGTCGACCTTCGGCTACGTCGAGACCTACTTCGGCCGGCGTCGTCGCTTCAACGTCAAGGGTGCGTCCGGGTACCTGCGCAGTCGTGCCGAACGCCAGACCGTAAACTTCAAGATCCAGAGCACCAGCTCCGACATCGTGTTGGACACGCTCGTAGAACTGGAAGGACCGCTGGAACGTGATATGAGGGGGCGCCTGCTCCTCACCGTACACGACTCCATCGGGTTCGAGATCCCGAAGAGGTACCTCTCCCAGCTGCCCGATTTCGTAAACTACTACTTGGAGAAGAGGGCCTCGGAGAAGTATCCTTGGCTCCCCGTCGCTTTCAAGTGGGACTTTGAACTCGGCGACAGCTACGGCGAACTGAAGCCGTACGACGCCTACATCCAGAACAAAACCATTCAGGAGATCATCAATGAAGCCGCAGAAGCGTACACCGAAGAAGAAGTCCGCACCGAGCTCGCAGACGTCGAAGACGCGGCGTAAGCCCGCCGCCAAGTCGATCAAGATTCCTGTAGGAGCGCTTCCGATCTACAGCACGACCGCGGGTATGCTCACTGGCCGTGTGGTCGGCGAGACGCCGGACAGCGTTGTGCTCGAGTGGGCCGCGAACCTCGAGCTCGGCGTAGAGGCTGTCAACGGCGGACAGTCGTTCATCGTCAAGGCCCGCCTCACCGCACCGCTGCTCGTGGGGGAGGTTTACTTCCTGAACAAGAGTGCGATCCGCGGTACCGCGTATCGGAACGACTCGTGGCTCGTCGACCTCTACGCTCGGTTCGCTGTTCGCGCCGACCGAGGGGAGTTCGAGCTGAACCCCTACGCACCGCCCGAGACGACCTCCATCGTCCAGGGTGATGGCGCCGTATCCGCCGAAGAGGGTACGGTTGCGACCCTCCAGCCGGAGGTGGCCTCCAATGGCTGAGCCGATGTCCCTCGAGTCACAGCACCTCGATACCCTCGTGAAGAAACAGGTGAAGGTGTTCCTTGTCAGCGGCGTGTGCCTCCATGGTATGCTGCTGCGTCACGACGACGACGCGATCATCCTCGACGACTCCTCGAAGGAGACGCTCGTCTACAAGGACCACATCACCACGGTTCACGAGGACAGGTACGATGCCCGTAAGAAACCTGCTGTTCGCTGATCTCGAGACCACGGGCCTGGATGCGGGCCACCACGAGACGATCGAGGTGGCTCTCATCCTCACCAGCCCGGACGGCCGAACCGTACTCGAAGAGTACGTGGCCAAGGTCAAGCCGGAGTTCATCGAGAGGGCGCACTGGAAGGCCCTTCAGGTCAACGGTTACACCCCCGAGGAGTGGACCGACGAGACGTGCACTCCGCTCGCCGTGGTAGCTCAGAAGATCGTCGACATGGCGAAGAACGCCACGCTCGTCGCACAGAACGTCTCCTTCGACGAATCGTTCCTCACCGCGCTCCTCGCCAAGGCCGGCCTGAAGCCCACGTGGCACTACCACAAGGTGTGCACGATGGTCCTCGCGTGGCCGCTCTACGCGATGAACAAGATCACGGGTACGAGCCTCGTGTCGCTCTGTGAGTACTTCGGCATCCCCCCGGAGCCGACCGTCCACAGGGCCCTCAACGGCGCCCGCACCTGTCGCTCGGTCTACCTCGCGGAGATCGAGCACTACATGCGCTCCGCAGCTTGAGCGCGGCCTGACCTTTGCATTGGCTAGCTGCCGATGGCCGGCGTAACGTCGGCACCAGGACCATCGGACTCTCCCACACCCTGCGAAGCCTAGCTTCTCGGGCATGGGATATGCCCCTACACGCCTGGGAGCGCATGAATATCGTCGAAGGACCGCGGCTTCGAGCGCCTCGAGGCGGACGGAGCTGCGGAGAACCTAGAAAGGTCAAGATCAAGCAGTAGCGGTTTCAGTCTCTACCGAGAGTCGGTGAAACGCCGACGTCCAGACCCCGGCCTCGGGGCCCGGAGCTCCGCCCGGCGGTATCAGGGCCACCCGAAGTGAAACCGACCTCAAGAGTCCAGTACTTTTCCGTAGCAGGTGAAACGCTTGCACTCAGATCGCGGGCTTCGTGGCCCGCGCCCAGGGGACCTGGGTTCGACCAGGGAATCCCGAAGTGGACTCTCTTCCATCTCTCAGACGCTTTCAAAGCGGCTGGCGCAACGCCAGCATCCCGCGCTTGAGTCGGGTGACCGACCCAGCAGGCGGCCCTTCAGGCCGGCGGAGAATCCCGAAGTGAGAGATCAGCCGTTCAGCGCAAAAACAAAAAGGCGGCTGGCGCAACGCCAGCA